CTCATACCAAACTGTCAAATACTGGTCTAATCTGGGGGAAAGAATGGAGGAAAAAATAGGTTCCCACAAGATCCTCGTCTCCATTGTTCTTTTCGCTGGTGGTAGTTACGGTTTGTATAAACTGTATAGAAGAGCCACGGTTCAAACTTCAGATGAGACATTCAACAGAACAGGAGTGGGTGTCCGCCCGCAAGCTGAGTTAGATGGAAGGGAAAATGTGTGGTATAAGAATGAGCTCTCTCTGTCATCTGGAGATTTCACACGGGCTAGTGCCTCTGTGAAAGGAATGGGACTTGATGATTTTTGTCACATGGTGGCCCGAAATGTGTGCGTTCTACGTATATACAAGGATACCGATAGTGTGCGCGTGGGAAGGTTGTTGTGTCTGGGAGGACACGTTTATGTAACAAACAATCATGGGATTCCTCCACTTGGAGAGTCCATGAGGGCTTCTTTAATAAGTTGTCCTGCAAGTGATGGAGTGCAGAGTAATATGGATATCACTCTCACGGAAGCCGATGTTAGGCGCTTTCCAGACAGAGATGTTGTATTTGTCATGATCAGGAACATTCCACCCAAGAAAAACATCATGAAGTATTTACCCAAGGGAGATCTTGATGGTGTCTTTAATGGCAGGTATGTGACAAGGGAGAGATCTGGACAGGAAATTTATCATGATGTAAAAAACATACAGAATTTTGGAGTAAGACATTTCAAAGTTCCGTCTGTTGAGTTGAACACTGGTATAGACACATGGAGTGGTAAGTGCTCATACCAAACGCCTAATGGCTTTTGTGGGACCCCCCTTATTTTGGACAGTTGTTACGGCTATGTTATTGCAGGAATGCATCTAGCTCGCCATGATATAACTCCGGGTTTATGCTTTATGACCAAATATGATGGGGTGTTCTTCCGCGAAATGTTTGAGACATTGCAATCCTTCACAGTTCAATCAGGGGATTTTACAATGATCTCCTCTGGTAATACGAAGAGGGAAATAGGACCGTTACACAAGAAATCAGTCTTCCGGTATTTACCTCAAGGGAAAGCCCACATATATGGTTCATTTTCGGATTTTAGGAGTAAGCCTAAGTCACAAGTATCAAATACACCAATGAGTTACGAGTTGGCCAAATTAGGATATAAGATTAAGTTTGCCAAACCGGAGATGAAGAGTTGGGTTCCATGGCACATAGGAGCAAATGATTTGACGAATCCCATCAGTAATATCAAAACATCGCGTCTTAACCAGTGTGCTGATGACTATATACATACAGTGGTAGACAACATGGAGGACTCCTCCCTATTGGGAGATGTTCTGCTGGTTCTAGATGATTTTACAGCAATTAACGGAGCAACTGCAACGTATATTGATAAGATGAATCGAAACACTAGTGCTGGTCTGCCCTGGAAAAAGAGCAAGAAATATTTTCTTGAAGCCATTCCACCTATCCATGGTATGCAACATCCTGTAAAGGTTGACGATGAAATTATGGATAGAGTCGTCCACATAATCGACCAGTATAGGTCAGGTACCTGCGTGCACCCTAACTTTTGCGCCCACTTGAAAGATGAGCCAGTATCATTTGAGAAGGCTAAAATTGGGAAGACAAGAGTGTTTACAGGTGCCCCCTTTGATTGGTGTATTGTTGTCAGGAAGTATCTACTTTCCTTTTGCAGAGTTTTGCAGAACGAACGGTTGGCATTTGAGTCTTGCCCAGGTACTGTTGCACAGTCACTCGAATGGGAGGATTTAAGGACATTCCTGGAGGAGAGAGGGACTACTAGAATCGTGGCTGGTGATTATAAAGCCTTTGATAAGAAGATGAGCCCAGTAGAGATCCTGAAGGCTTTTGACATCATTGTACACTTTTGTGTGTTGAGCGGAAATTACACAGAGGAGGATATTCGTGTGATAAGGTGCATTGCTGAGGATACAGCATTTGCACTGGTTGATTACAATGGGGACCTAATTCAGCTTTTTGGGTCTAATCCTTCTGGAAATCCATTAACGGTTATCCTCAATTGTATTGTTAATTGCTTAAGGATGAGGTATGTCTTCTATGAATTGCGTCCTAGCAGCTCGACGGCGAAGTTCAGAGATGCTGTCCACCTATTAACTTATGGTGATGATCTTGTCGCTTCCGTGGGACGTGGTCATGACTGGTTTAACCATACAACTATCACGGAGGCTTTTGGGCAAATGGGGATAGTTTTTACTATGGCTGATAAAAAGTCGGAGAGCATACCTTACATAAGTATGGATGATGCTACTTTCTTGAAGAGGAGATGGGTAGTAAACGAAGAAATAGGGTGCTACTTTGCACCATTAGAACATGATTCCATTGAGAAATGTTAATGGTTTGGACTAGGTCCAAACAAATCCCTGAGGAATTTCAGGGTATGGAAATAATAAAGACAGCTCTCAGAGAGTACTTTTGGTACGGGAGAGAAGTCTTTGTTGAAAAGCGGAAGATGTTTCAAGATCTTGTTGTGGCACTAGGTTGGGAAGTTTGGGTGACAGATGCCACCTTTCCCACTTTCGACCAACTAGTCAGTGACTTCATAGGAGCCTCACGAAGGAGTCCAAGTTACAAGAAATACTTTTCCAAAAATCAGGACATTTATTTGATTGAGCCTGTTGAAAGAGATGGGGTATCGTCCTCCCCAACTCCTAGATTTCAATCATCAAACTCACAAGCGTAGCGCTTGTGTCCATGTGCGCCCCGTGTACTATTGCCCTGATGAGAAATGCCAGGGGGTATGCGGTTGGGGCCTATGATTGTAAGCCCCGGATAATCCGAGTAAAGACATGGGACAATTTGTATTAACTTTATGTGTGACAAAAAAAACTTAAAGAGTGATTCACTCAAGAATCAAACAGGATCGAAAGATCCAACTGTACCAACACTGGTACGCCAAGTTTCGAAGAATGTCGGTCGAATAGACACTCAAATCACAGTGTCTAATAACG